AACAAGGGGAACAGGGAAAACCGGGGAGGGACTGTTCGTCCCTCCTCGGTCGGGGGTGTTGCATTGCTGCGGATGGTTTAACCCATCGTTAAGTATTTACAGGGATCAGTTCCGGCGTCGATCAGATCGCCGTCGGCGCGGTGGAACGCCAGGAACCCGACTTGTAGATAGTCGGCGTATCGCTCGACCAGGCGGAGCAGGGTGACGCCCGAGACGTCGCGGATCCAGTACTTCGAGAAGTCGCCGTAGATGATCGGTTTCGTCCCAGTCGCGGCCGTTGCCATGTCCTGGTTGATGACGAATCGGTCGCCGTCGATGCGATCGGGTTCGCCGACGATGTGTGAAGGTTGCCAGAGGGGACGATCGTCCGAAGATCCGACGGTTAGCTGCTTGAGCGCCTTGAGTGTCGTATCGTTGAACATCCATCGAGCCACATCATCGACGCCGCCAGGTTGCGGACTGTCTTGACCTTGCCCGCGATAGGCTGGATCGACCGAGTGTTTCAGGTCGAGCAGTTCCGCGACGGTGAAGACGGTCGCCGAGGCCGCCGTCTTGCCGCTGCTTGCGCCGGTGACCAGGCCGTTCGGTTTGGATGATCCATCGCCGACGGTGAACTGTGTGTTCTGGATCCGGCCGATGCGCTCGCCGAGTTTGCGCGCGAGGTATTGTTCCAGGTTGAACGCCGAGTCGGTGAGCAGTTGCTGAGAAACGAGGACGACCTTCGACGAATACATAAACGATTGCAGAGTGACCGCGCCGAAGACGACGTCCGCCGCTGCGGCCTGACTGTTCTCGCCGAGTAGTTCGCCGGTCGTGCCGGTGTCGTTCGACGTTGGGACTGGCAAGTCTGCGCCGTTGCTGGTGTTGAGGATCGTCGCGACGCGTCGCATCCCGCCGAAGGCGAGCATCGAATCTTCGAGCGTGGCGGAGAAGTCCTCGGCGACGGTGTGACCGCCTGCGGTTGCTGTGCCGACGGACTGGGCGCGGATCGTCAAACCTTGGCGTCCGTTGTGGGGGTTGCCTGGTTCGTTGATCTGTCCGACCTTCATGATCGAGCGCTGTTCGGCGGTCATGCCCTGCTCGCCGCCTGCTGCCCAGGCGCGGAACGCCGCCTGCCGCTTGGCCTTGTCGGCCTGGCCGAAGCTGCCGCCGTTGCCATCGGGACGGGCGCCGCCTGCGCTGCGCTGTTGTCCGCGTCGTTCGGAGACCGAGATCTCGGCCTCGATCTTTTCGATGTCGTTGGTGAGACCGACGACGTCGTCGTCCATGCGATCCCAGGTCGCGCGCTGTTCGGGTGTGAATCCTTTCCCGCTGTCTTTCGATCGGCGGTGGAGGGTCTTCATGTTTTGCCAGAGGTTGGCGCGCTTCTCGCGCTTTTGTTTTGCTTTGATGTAGAGGGACATAGGTCGGGCCTTTTGGATGTGGTCCCGTTCTCGATGTGTGCGCATACAAACGCGGACGAGAATCGCGACCGGAGTGTGAGTCCGTGTCTCGCGATTCGCGTCCGCGCTTTGCGTGGTCGTCCATCTCGCCGACGTCCCCGCGATGATCCGTCGCAAGCGAGCGAGATCCATCAGGGGGAGGGGGTATTCGGTTTAGGTGATCCAGAGACGACGCCGCCATCGGAGGAAAGTAGCGCCGCCTCGGATCATTGTGTCGCCATCGTAGCGCGGGGGGTTATCCGGCGCAAGTGTTTTTTTTATCCGTTGGACTGGATCTCGAGGAGTCGATCCTCGCGCCTGGTCGGGTCGTGGCGCATCGCGTCATCGTCCCCGGCGTCGTCCCCGGCGTCGTCGGCGTCGGCGTCCGTGTCGCCCTCGTCCGTTTCGTCCGCTGGTTCATAGGAGCATCCGTCCGCCTCGGCGGCGGCCTGGAGATCTTCGACGGTGGAGTCGATCACGCCCGCGATCAGATCCAAAGCGTCGGGCGTTGGGCAGATCATCTCGTTCGCTTCGATCGAGGCGATCACGTTTTCGGCGCCGGTCGCTTCGACCAGTTCCGCGAGGATGGTCTCGCGTGGACGTTCATCGCTTGCGAGCGCATCGATCGCGCTGTCGATCGCAGTCTTGAGCGCGGTCGGGGTGGGTTGTTCTTGGATGTTTTCATCCATTCGGAGATTGTTCATCGGTTTACCTTTCCAGGTTGTTCGGGATCGCTGCGCGATCGAGGTGTCGGGGTAGGCGGGATATGTGACCGCCGAGACGTCGAAGAGGTTTACATTCTTGAGGGTGCGGATCTCGCGGCCTTCGCCATCCTTCGCCCAGGCGTCGCCGTCGCCGCCATCGCCGAGGGTGAATCCGAAGGACATCGAGCGGACGTCGCCGCGCGCGACCGAGGTCATCAGGTCGCGGCCTGCGGTGGTGTCCGCCGGTTTGATCTCGACGCGGAGTCCGGTCTTGTCTTCGGAGATCTTGAGCGTCCCGGCGCTGCGGCGTCCGATGATCCGACTCGGGTCGTGATCGACCAGGGCGGCGACATCTTCGCCGGCGTCGAGTGATCGCTTGAAGGCGCCCGGCTGGATCGTCTCGCGGAACCCGCCGAGATCGACCGAGAGCGAGTCGAAAACGGCGGCGTAGCCGACGAGTTTTCGGTCGTTACCTTCGCCGACGGCGCGGAGTTCGGCGCCGGGGAGAGATCGGCGTTCGTTGGCGGGTGTTGCGTTGGGCATGGGTGGACCTCGTTGAGTGGGTGCGCGCCGCCATCGTAGCGCAAGGGAGGGGGGCGGCGCAAGGGGAAAACGCGCGGGGCGCTGTTATTCGATCACCTCGGCGACGATCTCGCCGATCTTGGTCTTCTTCCAGTTGTTGATCTGCTCGATCACGGTCGCCGCTGTCGGCGCGGACTTGAGCGCCTCGAGTGAGCGCCGCGAGATCCGCGCCGCGAGGAGTTGCCCGTCGGTGTCGCCCAGGGGACCGGATAGGATCTCCGCCGCGCGGGTCTCGAACTTGTCGTAGTAGCGGACCAGATCAGCGCGGAACGCCGGGAGATCGGCGCCGCCTTTGTGTTGGAGGTATTTCCGCGCCCGCGACTCGAGGGAGGGGATCTCGGAATTGACCAGGCGACGAACGGAGTCGACGATCCAGCGCGATCGCGTCGCGTCGAACTCGGTCCCCCCGGTCCCGCCGCCGCTGCTGTCGGGCGCGTTGGGATCGGGATCCTCGGCCTCGAAGTTCTTGGCGGCGTTGATGATGCCGGTCGCTTTGTCTTTTTCGATGCCGAGCGCGATCAGGAGTTCGAGCGCGACGACGTCGGGGAGCGTGCCATTGACGACGCCCTCGACCAGGCCGACGGCGGAGGTGATCTGCGCGCCGTTAAGTTTGGCGCCTTCGACGATGTTCTCGGCGGCCTGGGCGTTCTGTTCGTCGACGGGTTCGACCTGGTCGGCCTGGTCGTTTGGTTCGACGGGGTCCGCCTGGGCGTCGGGTTCGATCGCTGGATCCGTCGGCGCGGTTTCGGGTGTGGGTTGCGGATCGGGATCGATGGCGATCGCCTTGTCGAGCGTCGTCATGTTGAGCGGGACGAAGATCTCGTCGCCGCCTTCGACCGGCGGGAGATCCTCGAAGGCGCGGATCTCGTTGGTCGTGATCGCGCTCGAGTTCTTCATCTCTTTGTAATACGCGGCGCGGCCTTTACTGTCGCCGCGCAATAATGCGTTGACGTTGAGTTTCACCTTGTGCGATCGCTTCTCGCGTTCGCTTAGGAGTTTACGGTTCGCTTCCTGCTCGAGGCGCAAGATCCAGGGCGTGAGCCAGTACCGCAGGAACGAGGCGCCCATCTCCTCGATGTTCGAGAACGTGGCGCGCTCCATCGAGAACAATAGGTGAGGCGGGACGCCCATCAGTCGGGCGATCTCGTCGACTTGGAACTTGCGGGTCTGGAGGAGTTGGCCTTGTTCGGGCGAGACCGCGATCGTCTGGAACTTCATCCCCTGCTCGAGGATCGCGACCTTGTAGGCGTTGCGCTCGCCCGCGTGGAGATCTTGCCAGGACTTGCGGATCCGTTGGACGTCGTCATCTTCGCCGATGGATCCCGGGAACTCGAGGACGCCCGCGAGCGTTTGGCCGTTGGCGTAGAATCCGCCCGCGTAGTTTTGGGCGCCGATGGAGATCCCGACGACATCAGGCGCGAGAGTGATCGCGGATCGACCATCGAGGCCGGTCATCGTGAAACCGGGAATGTAGAGGACATCAGTCGCGCGGATCGCGATCTCGACGCCGTCGGACATCCGAGAGATCACGCGGACCAGGCCGTTCGATCGTTCGAGCCGCGTCGACGCCGACGGGAGCGGGATCAGTTCGAGCGGGTCGCCGGTGAACTTGTCGCGCTCGATCAGTGCGAACGCGTCGCCGTAGAGTTGGAGGTTGTTGAGTAAGACCTCGCGAAAGATCTGGGCGGTCATCTCATCATTGGGATCGCGATCGAGCAGGACGGCGGCCGGGTGGTCGTCGAGTTTGATCTTGTCGCGGCCGACGGTGTGGACGACGGTCGCAGGGAGGCCGGCGATCGTGCGCGAGAGGATGTTGACCGCTGCCAGGATCGCGGAGACGCCGACGGCGGTCTCGGGTGTGACGTCGACGCCTGCGGAGTTGGTCCCGGCGCCGCCGATGTATTCGAGCGCGCGGGCCGAGGTGAGCGGGACGGCGGGGTTCTGGATGGAGCGGGTCTCGCCTGGTTCGCCTGGTGCGCCAGTTTGGGCGGCGTCTTGACTACCGGGGACGGGGGAGATCACGGCGCCGACCTCCGAGAGCGCCGCCATGAGGTTCGATTGGAGGTGAGTCATAAGACGTTAATCCTTTTCGGGATTGTTGGGTCTGGTCGTAGGTTAGCGCATCGCGCGCAATGCGCAAGCGGGGGGCCGTTCTTTTGGGTGATCTTTTGGGCGAGGGTCATAGTGTGAGGAGTCCCCGGTTCTGCTTGGCGTAGACCGAGGACGTCTCGACCGTGTCGGACATCGATCGACCGATCGCCATGATGAGCGCGACGATCCCGTCGATCTTCTCGGTCGATTTCCCTTTGTCTGGTTTGATGTTGCCCGCCGGATCCGTTCGCGCGGTGACGTTGCTCGCCATCCATCGGAGGACCGGGTCGTTGTGGTGGTCGAGTTTGCCGGACATCACAAGCGCCTCGAACGCCTTCGACGGTTCGGACATCGAGGCGAACCCCTGGCCGAACTCGAAGACGGGGATCTCGTCCTCGTCTTGCATTTGTTGGGTGAGCTGCCGAGAGTTCCATCGATCGATCGCGACGTCGACCAGGTCGAACGTGTCGAAGATCTCGAGAACGCGGCGGCGGATGTATCGATAGTCGATCACGGTCCCCGGCGTCATCTCGACGAACCCCTGCCGCGCCCAGGTGAGATAGGGGACGCGGTCGCGCTTCTCGCGTTGGTGCGCGTTATCTTCGGGGATCCAGTACCAGGTCAAGACGTCGCCGCCGCCGCCGGTGTCGCCGTCCTCGTTCTCGTTGGGAAAGTAGAGCGAGAGCGCGGTGACGTCGGTCGTCGAGGAGAGGTCGATCCCGGCGAAACAGGTCCGCCCCTGGAGGGACTCGAGCGCCCGCGCCCTGGCCTTGACCGGATCGCCTGGCGTCGCGCAGTCGTCCCATTTGTCGAGCGGGATCCATCGGACATCCTGCTCGGTCGTGATGTTTAGGTGAAGGCGGAGGAACGTGTTGAGGTAGGACGGTTCGTTCTCGGCGCGTTCGCTTTGCCGTTGCATATAGTCGACCGAGACCGAGACGCCGAGGTTCGGGTTCGCCTTCGCCCAGGTCTTCGGATCTTTCCAGTCGTCGCCGCGTTCGGCCTTGAAGATGCAAGGGAGGAACGCGGAGTCCGAGATGATCCCGTCGCGGATCTTCTCGGAGTATTCGAGGCGCAGGTTGCAGATCGAAGGACGCGCGAAGTCCGCCGTCGTGATGTAGATCGCGAGAGGTTGCGTCCGGTTGCCCTGCCCAGTGAGTAGCGCGTCGACGAGTTCGGAGTCGGGCTGGACGTGGAGTTCGTCGATGATGACGACGTGCGGGTTTAGTCCGTGTTTGGTTCCTGCTTCGGAGGAGACCGCCTCAAAATAGGATCCGGACTCCTCGTAAATGATGCGCTTTTTGCTCGGGGTGATGCCGAGGCGGCGCTCGAGTTCGGGTTCGTTGCGGACCATCCCGACCGCCTGGCGAAAGATGAGGGAGGCCTGCTCGCGATCGCCCGCCGCGCTGAAGATCTGGGCGCCCTTCTCGTCGTCGCAGGTGAGGCAATAGAGCGCGATCCCGGCGATGAGTGTCGTCTTCCCGTTCTTTCGTGGAACGTAGACGAACGCCTCGCGATAACGGCGCGAACCATCGCGGCGGATCCATCCGAAGAGGTTCCCGATGAGCGCCCGCTGCCAGTTCTCGAGGATGAACGGGTCGCCCGCGATGGCGCCCTCGGTGTGTGTCAGGATCTCCTCAAAGAACGCGATCGCGTCGAGCGCCTTCCCCTTGTTGAAGGTCGCGCCGCCTGGATCCGTCCAGGCGTTATAGCCGGGGATCCCCTCGGCGCAGATCTTGGCGATCCCGGTGAGTCGCTTCGCCTTGGTGACCGGGGGCGGTGAGCGTTTGGACGCGGCGGCCTTCTTGCGCGACGCCTTGCGGGTCGTCTTCTTTTTGCGCTTGCGCCGGGTTGGAGCGGGAGCGGTGGGGGTCATGGTTTAGCCTGGGCGCGGGCCTGGTTGATCCGGCGCGCGTGGTTCGCGTCGGTGTCCTTGAGCATTGCGCGGGCCGCCATGCGGAGACGGTCCTCGTCTTGTCGGGCCTTGATGCGCGCCGCCAGGGCGCGGAACTTGAGGCGGCGGGGTTTGTTGGTCATCAGGCGACCTCCGATCCGAAGAGGGCGCCCTGTCTTTTTTGATCCTCGACGATCCGGATCCGGCGCCGAGCGTGTCGGATGTAGTCGGCGT